TAATAGATTTTGGAAAATATAGGTTGTATTTATCGTAACTTTAACATAGTGCATTCGAATGTACTGTGTAAATACAAGAAAGAGAGAAAGAAATGATGAGTAGCGGATTAAATCTATTAAAAATAATAGAAGAAATGCGAAAGTTTGATACACAAATTGAAGCACAGGCTATTGCTGTGTTTTTATTTGTTGCAGTTCATGGTGGAAAAGAAGGCGTTGCCATGCAAACTATAAGTGACGACCTAGACATATCTCAATCTTCAGTGTCAAGAAATGCGTACAAGTTAGGAGACATTAACAGACACAAAAAGATTGGCGTAGGTCTTTTAGAGACTTTTGAAGACCCAATGGAAAGACGTAGAAAATTAGTACGTCTTACAGCAAAAGGTAAAAGGGTACATAGCACTCTTTTAAGTTGGGTCAAATAACAATGAAAAGCGGAGGTAAAAATGCAACAACGAAATATAAAGTTGTTAACGGAGATACACCGCAAATTAACATTGAAAGGTTGGGAAAAGTTGCAATCTAAACGAGCCGAGAAAGTTATTGAAATGCTTGGTAAGGGAATGCTTGTGACTGAAGTTAACGATACCCACATTGGAAACCTTGTGGACACGTTGGAGGACAGAGGTTTTGCTCCTGCAACTATCAATCGTTATCTTTCATCAATCAGTAAGATGTTAAGGTTTGCTAATCAGAGACAGTCTATTTATCATCTTGATAGAATGCCTCATATTGAATGGCAAAAAGAAGACAATGGTAGAGAACGATACCTTGAACCAATGGAAGAAAAAGAAATTATCAGATTATTAACCGAGTGGAATATGGTTAACTATTTGGAATTTTATTTGTTCTTAATTGATACAGGTATGAGACTAGGCGAGGCGTTATCTATTAAGAAGTTAATGGTACATAACAACAATGGAAACTATGTTATTAACTTACCTGCTAGTGTCACAAAGAATGGTGAACCTAGAGGTATACCTTTAACAGAACGTGCAAAGTCTATTGTTCTCAAGTTGTTAATAAAAGCGGAAAGAAACGACCTTGTGTTTTCACATTTAAAGTATTGGACTTGTGAGAATACTTGGAGACGTTTGCGTAAGGCAATGAACCTTGAAGACGACAAAGAGTTTGTCATTCATTGCTTGAGGCACACTTGTGCAACACGTTTGGCTCAATCAGGTAAGGTTGAATTACACATGATAGGGCAAATGTTAGGTCACAAGTCGTGGAAGATGATAAAAAGATACTCTCATTTAATACCAAATAACTTAATGGGAGCAGTAAATGTTTTAAACGGAATAAATAAATCCGCTTAAACATAAGTTGTGATATGAGGATAGTTGGAAAGTTAGTAATGACAATGTTAGTAATAATGGCGTATTCAGGTGTGCATAGATGCAATAGGATTTGCAATCCTCTGCGTAACCATTCCGCCACGATGCCCCAACATTGTTTTTACAAGTAAACTCAACAACTATTCTCTATCACAAGCAAAACAAAATAGCAAAGGAGTGAACCTAATTTGTAAGTCATTCCGCAGTTGCATCAATCAATAATAAGGAGAATAAATGAAAATACTTGAAATAATGCCAACGTATCAAGACCAGACACAAACTGAAAAGATGTCTGCTGAGCTTGGAAAGAACCGAACAAATAAGAGAAGGCTGTCACACATAGAACGTGAAGAGGAAAGCGTTACGTCTTACGGTAAAGTTATTGTAGCAAATACAATACGTCCATTAGCAATAGCCATTGCAGAATGGGTAGAACATGCAATATCAAATGTCCATTCTAAACCACCCATTGCTCTCAAATATATCTCACAAGTAGACCCAAAAATTATAGCGTTGATAACTGCAAAGCATGTAATTAATACTATTACTAATACTAAAAATCTTACAGCAACAGCTATCACTTTAGGTGGTAGAGTTGAGACTGAAATTAGTCTTAAAAACTTTAAAGGACTAAACCCTGAGTTATACGAAACAGTTAAAAAAGACTTAGACAAAAGGTCTTGGAATTATAACTATAAAAGAAGAAAATTAAGAGAAAGTGCCAAACGTGATGAAGTTATGCAGTGGGAAGAGTGGACTACTACTGAAAAACTACACGTTGGAATGGAGCTTGTTTCTTTGCTTATTTCTAGTACAGGACTTGTAGAAATAGCTACAGAACAACACAAACACAAGACTGTTAAAGTTATTAAACAGACTGAAAAAACAAAAGAATGGATTAATAACCGTAATAAATTTAATGAGCTATTAAACCCAGAATACCTGCCGATGGTTATGCCTCCAAAATCTGTAGAGGACGGTAAAGTGGTCGGACACGGTTATTGGACATCAGAAATGCCAGAATTAGACCTTGTTAAACAAAAAGGTAAGAAATTCACTAAAGAATTAGAAGCCTTTGCTATGCCTGAAGTAACAACAGCAGTCAATTTAATGCAAGGAACGGCTTATAAAATTAATAAGTTTATTCTTGGTGTTATGCAAAACGCATGGGACAAAGGTTTATCTATAGGAGGTATGCCACCTATTAAAAACCTAGATTTACCAAATAAACCACATGACATTGAGACCAACCCAGAGGCACTCAAAAAGTTTAAGAAGGAAAGTGTCATAGTACATACAGAAAACAACCGTATGGTTTCTAAAAGGCTTCTATATGCTAAGATTATATGGTTAGCAGAGAAGTTTAAAGAATATGCTACTTTGTTCTTTCCTCTACAATTAGATTTTAGAGGTAGAGCTTATTGTGTACCTGCATTTCTTAACTATCAGTCTATCAATGGGGCTAAAGCATTGCTTAATTTTTCATTAGGTAAACCTATTACTACAGAAAATAGAGGTGTGTTTTGGTTAGCTGTTCATGGTTCTAATATGTGGGGTAATGATAAGGTATCATTTGAAGATAGAGAAAAATGGTCTTATGATAATTTAGCATGGATTAAAGAATGTGCTGAAGACCCTATTGCTAATCGTAAGTGGGAGGACGCAGATAATCCTTTTCAATTTCTTGCATTTTGTGATGAGTGGAAAAGATACCATGAAACAGGTGATGGGTTTATTTCTCATATACCTGTTAATGTAGATGGTTCTTGCAATGGATTACAAATCTATTCTTTGTTATTAAAAGATAAAGTTGCAGGTAAATTAGTTAACTGCTTACCAAGTGAACTACCACAAGACATCTACCAGTTAGTAGCTAACGAAGTTATTAAAACTTTAAAAGTTAAAGCTAGTGAAGGCGACCCATTAGCACAAAAATGGTTAGAGTATGGTGTCAAACGGTCTACATGTAAAAGACCTATTATGACAATTTGTTATGGGTCTACTAGATACTCTTGCACTGACTTTGTAGTGGAAGATTTAACCAAAAGAAAAGACAAAGGAGAAATGCACCCTTTTGATGACATGTTTAAACCTGCAACATATTTATCTAAAATAATATGGGCTAGTATAGGTGAGAATTTAAAATCAGCTAGGGTAGGTATGGATTATCTACAAAACAATGCAAAGATAATTGCAAAAGAAGGAATACCTATACATTGGGTTACACCTGTAGGCTTTCCTGTGTTTCAATACTACCCAGAAATGAAAAGTAAAAGAGTAAGGTCTCATTTAATGGGTGAGGTGTTTGCACCGCAGATAAAACAAGAAACAAAAGAAACTGATAAGTTAAGAAGTAGAAATGCTGTAGCGGCTAACTATGTTCATAGTTTAGATAGTGCTTGTATGGTTAAGACTGTTAATATTGCTAAAGCAAAAGGTATTGATAGTTTTTGCAATGTGCATGATAGTTTTGCTACACACGCTTGTGATATAGATAAACTTAATCAAAGCATAAGAGAAGCCTTTGTAGATACTTTTAGTCAAGACTTATTTACAAAGTTTAAATTAGATGTTGGGCAATTATTGCCTGATGAAACTAGAAATAAATTACCTGCAATACCTGAAAGTGGTGATTTAAATTTAGCTTTACTACATCAATCCAAGTTTTTCTTTGCCTAAACCTATGCACTAATGGATAGTAAAGTTACACTATTAGAATAATCAACATGGAGAAAACACTGAGAACAATAACAATAAGGAAATAATGACTAAACAAACATACAATAAGATAGTAACACCTGTGGGTGTTTCTCAATACTGTTGGCTAAACACGCCTGACACTAAATTTGATAAAGAGAATGGAGGACACTTTAAAACTAACCTCATTCTAAAAGGGTCAGAAGCTCAAACAGTAATTAAATCCATTAAAGAAGAAATGAAAAAGTCTTTAGAAATGGCTAAAGAAAAAACTAAAGGTAAAGAACCTAAAACAGCAAATATGCCTTTTGAAGAAGAATATATTGAGGGTAAACCAACTGGCAATATTATCTTCAAATTCAAAGCTAAAGCAAAAATTATGATGAAGTCTGGTGACGTAATAGACATCAAGATACCAATTTTTGATAGCAAAGGCACACCAATGAAAGAGCAAGTATGGTCTGGTTCTGAAATGAAAATTTCAGCAGACATGATACCTTACTACACCGCAATGGCGGGAGCAGGTGTGTCTTTGAGATTAAAGGCAGTACAAATAACCAAGTTAGTTGAAGGTGGAGCAGGTGCAGGAGCAAAAGGGCATGGCTTTGACGAAATTAAAGATGGTTATGTTGCACCCGAAGAACAACCTACTGAAGCAGATGAGATACAAGAAGCATCTGACTTCTAATCAAGTAGGACTTAAATATGGGTTTAGGTCAGGTCTTGAAATAGCAATCTCACAAGAGCTAGATGCTAACAAGGTAAAGTATAAATATGAGAAGGTTAAATTGACGTATGTCAAACCACAGAAAGCTCATGCTTATACGCCTGACTTTTACCTAGATGAACAAGATATTTATATAGAAACAAAAGGTTTGTTCACTTCTGCTGACAGGCAAAAGATGAGACTTGTAAAAGAACAACACCCAGAAAAAGATATTAGATTTATATTTAGTAATTCAAGAAGCCGAATATCTAAAAAGTCTGCAACAACTTATGCCATGTGGTGTGAAAAATATGGTTTTAAATATGCAGACAAACATATTCCATTGGAGTGGTTAAATGAACAATAATCTTAGAAGTAGAACTGATTTTATAGTTGTTCATTCAACTAAAACAAAAGTTAATCAAAATTTAAGTGCAAAGGATATAACTTTACTTCATAGAAAAGAAGGTTTCTTTCACAACGCTTTTCATTTTGTAATTAAAAGAGATGGTACAGTAGAAAACGGTAGACCAGAAGATATGTCTGGTGCAATTTTACCAATAAACCAACCTTTAATTACTAATCAAAATTCTATTGCAGTAGGTCTTGTAGGAGGCTTATCTGAAGATGGAAAAACTCTCGACACTAACTTTACATTTCAACAATACTCTTCGCTAAGAGAACTTGTCAAAAAGTTGAAAACAAAGTACAAGGTTGAGGTAGTGGGTTGCAGAAATGCAATTAACTCCAAATCGTGCATGTGTTTTGACACAAGTGCGATTGTTGATTGAGACGCTCCTAGTTAGAAATAGCTAGGGGCGTTTTTTATTTATGGGCTAATGGAAGGAGACTGAAGTTAGCCCCTCCCTTTATTTACCCAATGAAACATTTTGAATTAGAAACGCTTAACAGGCAGATAAACGAAGAAGCTGTACTGTGGAATAAAACTAAAGCACCTATACACAAAACAAACTGGAATATTTTGCTAAAAAAATTTAGCGAAGTTTACAAAAAACTAAAACCAGAAAAAATCTTTACAGACTTACAATGAACGAAAATGAATTTTTATATCACACTTCATGTGACAACTGCGGTTCATCTGATGCCAATTCTATTTATTCAGACGGACATGCTTATTGTTTTTCATGTAACAAAACAACACAAGGACAATCAACAATGGAGCTTACACCAATCACAAAACAAGAAAGTAATTTTATTTCGGGTGAACATTTACCTCTTAATAAAAGAAAAATAAATTTAGATACAGTACAAAAATATAACTATCAAGTGGGTGCATGGTTTGCACGTCCTTGTCATATTGCTAATTATTATAATGATAGCAAAGAGTTAGTAGCACAAAAACTTAGATACCCTAATAAAGATTTTCAGTGGTTAGGTACACCTAAAGAAGCAGGTTTGTTTGGAGAACATACTTGTAAAGGAAAAGGTAAATACATAACCGTATGTGAAGGTGAAATTGATGCACTTACAATGTCACAATGTATGGATAACAACAAATGGGACGTTGTATCTATTAAAACAGGTGCGGCAGGTGCAAAAAAAGACATACAAAAATCACTCGATTTCTTGGAGGGTTATGAGAACGTAATCTTTATGTTCGACCAAGACGAACAGGGGCAAAAAGCGGCGATAGAATGTGCAAAACTTCTTACGCCTTCGAAAGCCAAGATTGCGTCTCTACCTTTAAAAGACCCTAACGAAATGCTGTTAGCAGGTAAGCAAGACAAATTAGTTAAAGCTATGTGGGACGCTAAACCATATAGACCTGACGGTATTGTCTTAGGCTCAGAAATATTTGATGAGATAATGAAAGAAGATAATTATGTTACGGCACAATATCCTTTTAAATCTCTTAATGATAAAACTCATGGATTAAGAAAAGGTGAGTTAACAACTATCACAGCAGGTACAGGTGTAGGTAAATCATCTTTTTGTAGACACGTTGCGTTAGACCTATTGAAACAAGGTTTTGGTGTTGGCTACATTGCATTAGAAGAAAGTATTAAACGTAGTGCGTTAGGTATTATGGGTGTTCACCTAAAGAAACCTTTGCACTTAACAAGAGAAGGAATAAGTGAAACACAATTACAAGAAACTTTTAAATCTACTATTGGTAATGGGAACTTTTATTTATATAACCATTTTGGCAACACAGTCGCCGATAGCCTTCTTAACAAAATAAGATATTTAGCAAAGTCATGTGAAGTAGACTTTGTAGTATTAGACCATTTACACATGGCTCTATCAGCATTAGGTGATGAGCATACTAATGATGAAAGAAAACTTATAGATTATTTTGTAAGTAAATTAAGAACACTGGTAGAAGAAACAGGTATAGGTGTTATTCTTATATCACATCTTCGTAGGTCAGAAGGTGATAAAGGTTTTGAAGACGGTAAAGAAGTTACCATGAACAGTCTTCGAGGTTCAGCATCTATAGGTCAGTTATCAGATTTAATCATAGGTATTAATAGAGATATTAAATCAGAAAAGAAATTAGCAAATCTTACAATTTTAAAAAACAGGTTTAGTGGTGAAACAGGTAAAGCCTGTACTTTATTATACGATTTAAACACAGGTTGTCTGTCAGAAACAACGCCTGACGTATTAGATGACTACTAAAAAAACTACAACAAAGCATAAACGAAACGCTTTGTTTTGGTCTGGCTTAATTGCTGATGCAGTTGCCAAATATAAGTCAACACACGTCCCCCAAACAATATCTGTTGGAAGTATTAAAACAGCTTTCATGTTGCAAGATACTTTAACAAGCATGGCATTGAGCGGTGATGATGCGGCGTGGAATATAGAAGTTAAATTAGAAACATTACATTAATTATGAAAAAACATTTACGAATATTATCACTTGGAGCAGGAGTACAAAGTTCAACACTAGCATTAATGATTGAAAAAGGGGACATACCAAATGTTGATGCCGCAATTTTTGCAGACGTAAAAGGAGAGCCTAAATCCGTAGAAACGTGGTTGGCTTATTTAGAAACTCAAATTACTAAATTTCCTATTTATAAAGTTACATGGAGAGATTTAAAACAAGACATATTAGATGCGGCTGAAGGCAAATACAAACCTTTTACAGCACCTTTTTTTACTAAAAATATTACTACAGGTAAAAAAGGAATGCTTCGTAGACAATGCACGAGTTCATACAAAATAAAACCTGTGGTTCAAAAAGTAAGAGAGTTGCTTGGGTTACAAAAAGGAGAAAAAAGAAAAAAAAGTACAACAGTAGAAATGTTAATGGGCATCTCAAGAGACGAAGTGGTTAGAATGAAAACCAATCCAATTAAATATATAACAAATGTTTATCCTTTAATTGATAAAAAAATGTCCAGAACTGATTGTTTAGAGTGGATTACTTATCATGGTTATCCTACTCCGCCACGTTCAGCTTGTACGTTTTGTCCTTTTCATTCAACAGCAGAATGGAGAGAAATTAAAAAGAACAAAGAAGAATGGGCTGAAGTTGTAGCCATAGATAAAGCAATTAGAAATCAAGAAAAATTTAAAGATAAAAATTTAGGAAAAGAAATTACTGAACAACTTTATCTACACCGAAGTTGTAAACCTATTGATGAAATAGATTTTAATGAACAAGACAAACAACAAGACCTTTTTTACGGCATGGAAAATGAGTGCGAGGGTTACTGTGGAAATTAGAGTAAATTATGAAACTACCGAAAATAAATAAAAAGATACTAGATGCACCATTTGTGCATTGTTATTGGAAAGATATAAATGCCTCTGCTGTTTGGACTTCATTAAAAGAAGCTAAAGCAAGTAAAGTTACTATCTGTATTACAGCAGGTTGGCTTTTAAGAGCAGACAAAGATGTGCATATAATTGCAGGTGATGTTAATTTTAATGATGATGGCACACTAGGTGACGTAGGTAACATAACTACTATGCCTTCAGTAAATGTATTAAAGATTAAGAAGGTATCAGTTTGAGATACGTTTTTGATATAGAGACCAATGGATTTTTACATTCTTGTGACAAAGTACATTGCATTGTTTTAAAAAATATAGACACAGGGGAAATACTTACACCTGATAATGAAACTGCTATTAAAAAATTAAAAGAAGCAGAGTTAATTATCGGACATAATATAATTAAATTTGATATTCCTGTATTGGAAAAATTATATTCCGCTACATTTACAGGCAAAATTTTTGACACACTTGTAGGTACTAGATTAATATTTTCTGACATCAAAGATAAAGATTTTTCAATAAAAGATTTTCCAAAAGATTGCATAGGTAAACACTCATTAAAAGCATGGGGCAATCGTATAGGTGAATACAAAGAACAGATAGAAACTGACTGGCAAACTTTTACACCTGAGATGCTTGAGTATTGTAAGCAAGATACAGAAGTTACTTATAAACTTTATAAAGTTATCGAAGAAAAAGGTTACTCCCAAGAAGCTATGGATTTAGAACATGAAGTAGCTTCACTTATATTTAAACAAGAAGAACATGGCTTTACATTTGATACTGAAAAAGCACAGGCTTTGTCTGTTAAATTAAAAGCAAGACTTGCTGAACTTTCAGAGGAATTGCAAGATGTATTCCAACCAATAGTTACTGAAAGATGGTCAACAAAAACAGGTAAGAAACTAAAAGATAGTGTTACCATATTTAATCCATCAAGCAGACACCATGTAGCTCAAAGATTAAAAGAGAAGTACGGTTGGGACGCTCAAGAATTTACAGCAGATGGTAAAGCAAAACTAGATGACAGTATATTATCTAAACTTCCATATCCTGAAGCAAAAATATTATGTGAACATTTTTTATTAAATAAAAGAATTGCACAAATAGCAAATGGTTCACAGGCTTGGTTAAAGCATGAACGTAATGGTAAGATACACGGCACTTGTAATACTAATTCATGTGTTACATCAAGAGCTAGTCATTCATACCCTAACTTAGGACAAGTTCCTAGTACATCAGCTCCGTTTGGTAAAGAGTGTAGAGAATTATTTACAGTACCAGAAGGTAAACGATTAGTAGGTGTAGACGTAAGCTCTTTAGAAGTGATGATGCTTTGTCATTACATGTCTAAGTTTGACAATGGAGCATATACAAAGGTTGCTCTTGAAGGTGACATACATACAGAGACACAAAAACTAGCAGGGCTAGACAGTAGAGATTTAGCAAAGCGTTTCTATTATTGTTTTTTATATGGTGGAAGTGTCAAAAAAATTGCTGAAGTAATAAACAAACCTTTTAAAGAAGCAGGAAAGATTAAGAAAAGATTTTTAAATAACCTACCTGCATTACATAAACTTATAGAAGGCGTACAGTCTGCGGCTGAACGAGGTTATCTAACAGGTTTAGACAAAAGACAAATCAAAGTTAGGAACAGCTACTCAGCACTCAATACACTTTTGCAATCAGCAGGGGCAATATTGTGCAAGAGATGGTTAGTAGAATTTAACAAAGAGATACAGAAATATAAGAACGCACAACAAGTTGTATGGGTACATGATGAAATACAAATTGAGTGTGAAGAAAAAGACGCTGATGAGATTGGTAGGATAGCAGTAGAATGTATTAAACGTGCAGGTGAACACTTCAATCTAAGAGTGCCGCTAACAGGCGAATATAAAATTTCAACTAATTGGAGTGGAACACATTGATAAATAAAAAATTTGATATTGACTTAAAATATGGTCAAGAGAGAGAAAAGAAATTAGCCTCAATTTTAGATAAAGATAAAACTAAAATAGAAGTTAAAACCGAAAGAGACTGGTGGTTTAAAACTGGTAACATTGCTGTTGAAGTAGAATGTAATGGTAAGCCTTCAGGTATTATGGCTACAACTGCAAACTATTGGGTACACATACTAGCTGATGGCGATAAGGATTATTGTAGATTAATATTTGATACAAGAACTGTAAAGAGATTAGCTAAAAAATATATCAAAACTTTAAAAGCAGGTGGTGATGGGTTTAGAAGCAGGTTTGTTCTTATACCTTTAGCCGAAATATTTTTACCAAAAAATTTAAGCAAATCTATGCAGGAGAGGATAGTTAAAAATGTATAAAAAGAAAAAAGTATTGTTAATTGATGGTGATATACTTGCGTATCAAATTGCCACAAACAATGAAGTAGAAACTAATTGGGGTGATGGACTATGGACATTACATTCAAATGAAAATAGTTGTAAACAACAATTTGATGCAGTCATAGATGACTTAGGTTCTAATTTATCAGCAGATGATTATATCGTTGCATTAACAGATAAGAATAATTTTAGAAAAGATATTCTTCCAACATATAAATCTAACAGAAATACTAAACGTAAGCCTATAGTTTTAAACGCAATGCGTGAACACATTATGGAAAAACATAATGGTGTAGTGTGGAAGAACTTAGAAGCTGATGATGTCATGGGTATTATGGCAACTGAACCTACGCAAGAAGATAGAGTAATAGTCAGTATTGATAAAGATATGCGTACTATTCCTTGCACATTATCCAATGATGGTACAACTACTGAGCAAATCCCTCAAAGATTAGCTGATTATAATTTTATGATACAGGTTTTAACTGGAGATAAAGTTGATGGATATGATGGCATAGATGGTGTTGGAATTAAGACAGCAGAAAAGCTAATTAAAAAATACACTAATGTTCCACTTTTAGATTTATGGAAAATTGTCAAAGGTATTTACAAAGACAAAGGTTACACCGAACAAGAAGCTCTACAACAAGCTAGGGTTGCACACATTTTAAGACACG